TGGGACGAATCGGGGTGGTGCCTGCCGATCCGAATCTCACGATTCAGGCATTCGCCGACATCGGCGGGACGGGCGCGAGGGCAGACAACTTCGTGTTGTGGTTTGCGCAATTCGTCGGTCCGCAGGTGCGCGTGCTGAATCACTACGAGGTTCAAGGACAGCCGTTGTCCGCGCACCTACTCTGGATGCGCGAGCAGAAATACACGCCGGGCAGGGTGTCGACGATCTGGCTGCCGCACGACGGCGACACGAAGGACAGGGTCATCGATGTGAGCTATCGGACCGGATTCGAGGGCGCCGAGTATTGCGTCGAGGTGGTGCCAAACCAGGGCAGAGGGGCTGCCTCTATGCGCATCGCTGCTGCTCGTCGGGTATTCCCTGCGGTTTGGTTCAACGAGGTCACGACAACGGCTGGAATCGAGGCGCTGGGCTGGTATCACGAGAAGCGTGACGACGAGCGGGAAATCGGACTCGGTCCGGAGCACGACTGGTCGTCGCACTCCGCGGACGCGTTCGGGATGATGGCTTTGGTGTATGAGGCGACCTTGGGACGATCCGGCGGAAAACCGACGACGCCCAGGCGCCGTGGTTCGCCGATGGCGGCATGAGAATGGGCAAGTGGCTGTGAGAAATGTCGCCAAGCATGGTAGCCTGATCGCTGCTGATAAGGAGCCATGCACTTGGGCGTTTCTCTCGACTTACGCAAAGCGGCGTTTCATAGGCTGCACGGAGACATCCTGGCCGTCTACACCTGGGTGAATGAAGAACGGGCGCTGGTCCTGCTGCCTGCGCACCGATCGCCAGGAAGCCCGTGGTACATCGTTTGCGAGTCGTCTGCTTGGAAGTACGACGACCCTGGGTATTTGGCGAAGCAGTCAGCCAAAGCTGCAAGCGTGCTGGGAATGGACGAGACGCAAAGTACCTGGTTGCGAATCGCCACGATCATCCATGAGGGGCTTCCCGATCTGATCCGCATGCCGCCGGCGCCGGAGCCTGAACTTGGTGCTCCGCGGGGATCCCTGACCCTTCTCGAAGACAATAAAATAATCGCGGAAGAGGACATCCGCTTCGAGCAGACGGCGGCGGAATATGTCTGAGTTCGAGGCAACCCCCCTGCGCGGGCTGGCCTCTGGCGATCAGTATTCGGACGCGATCGACCAATCTGCTCCAGACGAACCGTCAGCGGGATTCTCCGGACATCCGATGGATTCTCCTGCGATGCGCAAGGAGCATCGGCGCCTGCTGGAATGGTGGTACTTCGAGCGTGAAAAGCAGGCAGAGAACCGGTTCCAGCAGTCGATTGACGCCGACTACTACGACAACCTGCAGTGGGACCCAGATGACGCGGAAATAGTCCGTTCGCGCGGCCAGATGCCCCTCGTGTACAACGAGGTGGCGCCGATGTGCGACTGGCTGATTGGCACGGAGCGGCGCACCAAGGCAGATTGGAAGGTGCTGCCGCGGACGGAAGACGATGTGCAGATCGCCGACGTCAAGACGAAGGTGCTCAAGTACGTCGCGGACATCAATCGAGCGGCATTCGCCCGGTCAAGGGCTTTCGCTGACGCGATCAAGAGTGGCGTCGGGTGGGTGGATGACGGAGTTCAAGACGACCCGACCAGGGACATTCTGTTCAGCAAGTACGAGGATTGGCGCAACGTTCTGTGGGATTCGTCGAGCTACGAGCTGGACCTGTCCGATGCGCGTTACCTCTTTCGCTGGAGATGGGTGGACGAGGACGTTGCGCTCGCGATGTTCCCCGATCGGCAGGCGGAAATTCGCCGGGCCATCGACGACATGGGAGCATACGCTACGGAGCATGAGGAAGACCCGTGGTATCTCGGGGAGCATCTGCGGGATCACGATACCGGGGTGGTTCGTGCTGCCGGCGTAGGCATCTCTGTTGATGCGAAGCGGCGCAAGCTCAAGTTGATCGAGGCGCAGTACCGGATTCCTTCCACTGTGCGTGTGGTGCGCTCTGGGCCGCTGCGAGGCAGCGTTCTGTCAGCGGCGGACGACCAGATGAGCGGCACGCTCGACACCGCTGATCGGTTCATGATGAGAGTGCATTTTGCGGTGTTCACAGAATCCTCGATGCTCGCGTGGTCGCCATCAATGCTCCGGCACAACCAGTTCACTCCGACGCCGATCTGGTGCTACCGCAGAGGTCGAGATCGCCTTCCATACGGAGCGATTCGTCGCGTTCGGGACATCCAGCAGGACCTGAACAAGCGCGCCAGCAAAGCTCTGTTCATGATGAACACCAATCAGATTGTGGCCGACGAGGGCGCTGTCTCCGATTGGGATGTTGCGCGCGAGGAAGTCGATCGCCCTGACGGTACGGTCGTCAAGAGGCCGGGTAAAGAGTTCGAGATTCGGCGTGACACCGATGCGGCGACCGGCCAGATCCAGATGATGACCTTGGCAGCGCAGTCGATCCAGAAGTCCGCCGGGGTGAACAACGAGAACCTGGGGCGCCAGACCAACGCCGTATCCGGTGCGGCCATCGAGGCCCGGCAAAACCAAGGCGCAGTCGGGACTACGGAGCCCTTCGACAACCTGCGCTACGCCATCCAGGTCCAGGGCGAGAAGCAGCTGTCGCACGTCGAGCAGTTCTACAGCGAGGAAAAGGTCATCCGGCTGACCGGCGCCCGCGGAAAGATCGACTGGATCAGGATAAACCGGCCGGAAAAACAGCCGGATGGGTCCGTGCGCTGGATCAACGACATTACGGCGAGTCAGGCAGATTTTGTCGTGGCCGATCAGGACTACGCCGGCACGCTTCGGCAGGCCATGTTCGAGTCGCTCAACAAACTGGCGACACGGCTGCCACCAGATGTATCGCTGCGCCTGATGACGATCGCCATGCAGTTCTCCGACCTTCCCAACTCGGATGAGGTCGCGGATGCAATCCGTAAGGTGACCGGAGACTATGCCACGGGCGTTTTCGGCAAAAAAGAACTGGAAGACTTGAAGATAATCGGCAATACCCACGCCATCATTCAGTAAGCATTACATACTAAGGTACATTTTCTCAGAGAGCCACAAAAACCGGACAGAAACTATGGCAGCCAAAAGAATATTTCCGAAAACCCTATCCCTGTTTTCCCTGATGCTGATCAGCGGCAGTATGCCGTTGTCCATATTCGGCATCACATTCGACACCACACTACCAG